ACAGGAACTTTGTTGTCTGTACCTGGTGCTACTTGTACTTTAACTCCTGGATCTTTTGCATTAGCCATACTAGGCGGTTTAAACACACCTAACATTTTTGATGTTGCTAATCCTAAACCACCAGCAATAACACCTGCTACTAGTGTTCCAGCAAAGCTCAACCCTACACCTGCTATGGTAGCAAATGTACCTGTTAAGCCAATCCATCCCGCTATGGTTGCTCCTATTGCTGTAAATATTGCCATATGTTATCCTTGGTAAAGATAGTTGCGTTCCATAGGAGCCCAACCTCTTTTCTCTAAATCAAAGTCCGGAGACTGTTCCATATTTGTAAGTGTGAATCCTTGTATTTCGTTTGCTTCTTGTAATGCTTTACCATACTTAATGTATCTAAGCAATAACTTATAACCTGCTGATGTTCCTCTGTAGTCAAGGTCGACCCACCAAGCTATTTCTTTCATTGTCTTTATTTGTGGTAACCAGGGATCTGGTTGTATTTGTCCAATAAGCATACCAATTGTTTTCTCATCATGTTCTGCTAATAGTATACATCCTGACTGCATAAACGAACACAACAAACGTCTAACATAAGTATCACCGTACTCAGGTTCGTTCTGTGGTGCATATGGACTACTGTTTGCAAAGTCTATCATCATTTCCATGATGCGATCAAAGTCTTGTATTGTTGCTTTTCTTATCTTCATATCTTTATTTCCTTTACCAAATATTAATGTTATAGTAATCGCCAGGGCCACGTGGTCCACCACCGCCACCATAGCCTCCACCTCCAGTGTATTCTCTACCGAAGTCGAATGCAGTACCATTAATAATAGGCACTCTGTCAAATGTTTGATCACCTGGGAAGTATTTGTTTCTGTCTTGTGGGTTAGTACGTTGTCCGTTAACTCTGTTCTCTAAGAGAGTGTTAATACTTGCAACACTAATACCTACTGTATTTGTTATATCACCTTGTTCAAGATCTACTTGTTCCGTAACGTTAAAGTTAGTAATAATACCTTTGTAACGAGGATATACAGTAGTAACAGCATAGTTATCGTCAAAGAATGCTCTAAATATAGTTACAGCACCACCTTTAACAGGTTCAACCATAACTGTTTGAACATTACCCGCAGGTATTCCTGTTAAAACCATGCTTAAATCACCATTAGTTGTTTTGATATCCTCCTGAAATTCGCCTACATTTAAGAATGCACCCAATTCAGTGTATGTATTTCCATCATATAGAATTGCTTTCCAGCTATTTGAAATGTAGTAAGTAGTAGTGTCTATTTGTAACTGAATAAGTAAACAATGTTTAATATCATTTGCTTCTACTTCAGGGATTGACGTAGCCATTAAGCGTCCTCTTTTCTTATAAATTCAATAAATTGAAAGTCACTATCGAAATTAAGTAAGTCTCCTGGAATAACTGAATACTTTGGCTTGTTAATCATTTTAACTTTCCATGTAACTGCTGAGCCTACTGCAATACCTTTACCAGCTACTGTATATGAATCTTGTGGTATAAATGTTCTGCTTAAAGGAACTGTTATTGTACTAACATGCCAGGCAACGTCTGCTGTTACTTGGTAAGGATATCTATATCCTCCATCAAGTATTAAGTAATCACCTTTTTCAAATACGTTACCACTTGGAGTGCCTGTAACGACTGTACTAGTATCTAATATAAGACTAGTGCCTGAAACACTAGTAACATCTATTTCTGCTATTTGTGCAGGTGTTAAATCACCTTGATAAGCAGTAATGTATGCTAAGCCAGTATTAGTAGTACCAATGTCTATTGTGCTTTCTTCTGTAACATCTAATGCGTTTAAAGACTCTGTTAATGCTCTATTAGTAGAATACTGTAATCCACCGTGCATGCCTGTTGTAAATTGATAGGGTACAGCACTTACAACTTCGGATGTAAGTAATCTACCTGATCGTGATATTGATTGTCCCGCAATCTTCTTTCTGTATATTGTAACGTATGTTGCGTTATCGACTATTGTTTGTAATGACATTATCTTGGTTGCCTCCTAGCACCAACTTGGGTGATATTATATAAGTATTCTGGATCTGCGGCAACAAGTTGTTTAAATGATCTTGCGTCTACGGCATTAATGTTGTATGTTACTGCTGTATTTTGAACAGTACCCATACCTTGTCCTTTAGTATGGTCTACAACTGTTTCATTAGGATGTAGTATTGCAGGGAATCCACCTCTTCCGTCTATACCACCACTTCTAGATCCTGCTCCAGTAAATCCACCACCATCACCTGATGGAGTTGGCAACTTACTGATGCTTCCGCCTGCTCCAAAGCCAAATCCGAATGGTGATAACAATGCACCTAGTATAGGTTGTATAATTTGCAATCTAAGTATGTCAGCAAGTATTTGTGTAACCAGCTTCTTAAAGAAGTTCTGGAATGCGTCTCCAGCATTCTGACCTTCCAGTAATGCTGTTGCAAGATCAGTGCTTAATGCTTTTTGTGCTTCTGCTAATGTGTCTATAAAATTGTTTAAACCTTCATTTTGCATAAATGCTTCATCTAGGTCTCTAACTAAGTTATTATATTCAGATAAACCTATTTTTCCATCTGCTAAGAATTTTTTTAATGTGTCTAGTAATAAGTTGTATTGTGTAAGTCCGCCTGTGCCTAACTCAATAGCCTCTTTTAATTCACTAAGTCGATCAGCAAATGTTTTTACTTTATCTCCGGCGTCACCAGCACTATTAGCGGCATCTACTAACTCCTCCACTAATGGTTTCACTGATGTTTTTACTGCGTCTGCTTTAGTTCTTAATTTATCAGCTGAATCAGTGACAGTATCCAATAATTCATTAAATGTGTCTAGAGTTGGGAATAGATCTGAGCCCTCTCCGTCCGACGACATGACTTCATCAAAAGCTTCACTAAGTGCGTAGGCGGCGGCTGTTGCGGCTACAATACCGGCGCCAACTTTAATTAAACCTACACCTGTAACACCTTGGAAGAATATTAAGGCAGAGGCGGCGGCCAATTGTGCGGATTTATATGCTTTCAATGCAACTACTACTGCGAGAATACCTGCGGCAAAAGTTGGTAACCCTAATCCTACTTTGTTTAGAACATCGTCAAATACCTTAAATGGTACTAATATTAATTTTACAATATCTATTAGTATTGCTATTGCTTTAGCTAAACCTACAAATGCATTGAATACATTTGTTCCCATAGATTTAGCAAATGCGTCTATGTCTGATTTGTTTTGTCTGAATAAATTTGTTAGTGTTAGTAAGAATGCTGTTAGTTCAGGTTTTAAAGCATCACCTAACTCTCTGTTGAATAATGTTAAAGAGTCTCCGGCCTGTGATGCGGCACCTGTTAAAGAGTCATTAAGATTTTTAGATACCCCATTTATTTTAATACCAAATTCTCTAAATTTTTCTATGGTTTCATCTACACTATAACTGACTCCTGCTTGGAATCCAGCCATTGACAGAACACCTTTTTCTCTAAATACATCTGCACTTGCGGCACCGGCACTAAATGCTCTCTGTAAGGAACTTGCGGCTTGGTCGAATGGTATCTTAAAGTTAGCGGCAATATCTGCGGCTAATTGTATGTTATCTTGAAATTCTTGAAGATTTTTACTTACTGTTAATAGTACTGGTGAAGCACCTGCTAACTCTTCAAAAGCAAAAGGTAATTCCTGTGCCTTGTCAGTAAGTACTTCCATTGCTCTTGCACCTTTTTCAACAGTACCTGTTAAATTACTTAATGTTATTTCTATTTGTTCAAATTCTGCTGAAACACCTATCGACTTAGTTAATGTTCGAAATGATAGTGCAATGGCACCTACTGCTACTGCTACTGTGGCCGCAACGATGGCAAATTTACCCATTTTACCGCCTGTTTCTTTAAAACCAGCCCCAGTACCATCTAAATCACCTCTTAAGCCATGAAGTTCTCCTTGTAGTTCTTTGTTTGCAGTACCTAAACGCCTAGTAACGTTATATAATTCAGAACTTGATTTTGAACTGCCTTTAACACTTTGAAAGTAATTTTGTAGTCTCCGTACGTTATCGCTGATTTGCGTACCAAAAGAAGATGATATTCTTACCTGGCTGGCTATCTTACTACTCGATGCTACTGTAGCCGCACCAACAGCCGCTATGGCTGTTGTAAGTCCGCCCATGCCTTGTCGACCACTTAGACCTTTTGCACCAGAGCCAGATTGTCTGAGATTTCGTTGTAATTTGTCTAACTGTCTATTAGCATTTCTTATACCACGAGTAAAATCTCTATCATTAAATTTTAATGTTACTTCAATACTTTTAGCCATCTTATCTACCTATTTTTTGCACTTCTTTTTCTATTTGATTCTCTATGTAATCTATAGTAGGTTCTGACATACCTTGTGGTGCTTGTTTACTCCAACCTTCGTCTAATTTACTTGCATATGAATATTCGCTTTTAATTTTTTTACTACGCAATTTTGTTTTACTACGAGCATTACCGCTTCTTACAGGAGTCTTCTTTTTGTAAAATTTGAATGCATCAGTTAAGACGTCCAGAGGCATATCCTCTAATTCATTGAACATATTTTCTACGTCTTTTGTATCGAATTTTAAGGTCATCATTTTTTAGTCTTTACTTTATCCATTATTTCTTGTAAATCTTCTTGAGCATACATTGTCTGGTCTGCTTTGCCTTCCTGTTTATTACGTTGCATTCTCTCGTAAGTTAAAGCGACATCGAATACCATTATATCAAATGAGTCTGCATCGCATAACAACTTGCTGGGTAAGTGACCGTAACGTTGTGCTACTGCGTCTAACATTAAAAGAGTGCTTGTAGCACTACTTTTTTCATCTATACGATGCGATGTTACTTTCCCAGGTGGTCACCTATTAACCTCATAGACTCTGTCATGACGTCAAGTGGTAACGATTTTTCATCAGTCATCACAGGATTACCTTCCTCATTGAGAATTAAATCTCTTAAGATGACAATGTACTCAGCTACATTTCCTTCGTTAACCGCGGCTAACTTAGTGAATATATCTAAGGGTTGTCTATCGTAAATGAAGAATTCCAGTTCATCACCGTATTTTGCTACGAGGGCTTCCTGGTCAATTGTAATTTTTTGTAATTTTGGTTTTTGAGCTAGTTCGCTTAATTTCATATCTTTATTCCTTTATATCTCTATCGTTTAAGTTGTGTATAGCACTTAATGAAAAGGCTATCCTGCTTTTTGCTTTGGCTATATCGCCTTCAGCACAGCGAAGTTCATTCTGAGCTTTCGCTATCTC